AATTACCAAAGCCTCCTGACACAAAAGTTCCTTGTGAATCTGGTATAAACGGACTGTCAGCGACTCAATATAGCAGTTCAGTTCCACCGACGCCCGTAGGGGGCTCAAATTGAAATGTAGTAAATAGGCCATCTGGCAAAAGCATCGGAAATACCGATAAACAGGACGTTTTGGTGAGATTAGCTTAAAAGACAGATGCAAATCGAAATGTAACAATCATAAGACAAGTATATAACATAATGCAGGAACTTTGAACGGTTTGAACGGTTGAAATGTAACATAGACAGCATATGCCTGATAAAACCCTCCCAAATGGCTATAGAAAGTAGGATACAGCCGTTTGGGAGGATTTCTTTTGCTGTTTAAGCAGGTATTCAAGAAGCGTTTTTGTGAGGCCAGAAAAACGGCTTCACAGAAGGACAGGAATAGACAATCAAAATGTTAAAAGCAGAGTTGGTTAGTCATTTGGTTAGCAAGTTGGTTAGTCACAAAATGTAAAACAAAAGAAACTGAGGTGAAAGTTGGTTAGTCATTTTACGTGATTTTAGAACAGTGTTTTATACCTGTTATTTCAACTTTGACAACGAATATACATGGTTAAACACTAGTTTATAGGGGGATATTATGAATTATTACGGTCCTGTGGTAGAATAACATACTTATTAATGCATTGATTATTAGCAAACAATCGCATTAATAAGTATATTAGCATCACGAAAACGTGTGTGTGGCCTAAATATGGCAGAATAAGACAGTTGGTAGTCTAACAGGTTGCAGAAATTCAGCCTGATTGTGTCAGTGGTTCGAGTTCACTTTCTACCACAAATTTTTAGCTGGAATTGCGGTATTAGTTTTTGTTAGTTGAATCGGCTCCCGGTGCTTGCGCCGGGAGCATTTTTAAATAATCATGATATCGAGGTATTCTATCAATCCTTTCATTGTGTGCTTAATTATCTGTTCTCATTGATTCTTGCTGGTATAGCCGATAGAGATTTCGGAGGTCGAAGGGAGCTTTGTAGCGGCAAATGACAGCTAAAAAGGCTAACTCTTAGTTTACAGTTCTAATAGCATTTAAAAACTATTTATTCAGACTGGTAGTGCATGGTTATTTTATTAAGTTTAAATTCTTCAATACCATTTGCATCTGACCAGCAAGTAGGTCATACTTATCTTCCAACTCGCCTACTTTCTTATAATAAGTTTCATGGATATTCGGCATTTTGGCACTAATATAGAATTCGGCATACAGAATGGAGTTTATTTCATCTTCCATGAGGTTAAAGTTTCCATAGTTCACTTTGTCAGGATTGTCGCTCATGCAGGTAACAAAGCCGTGTTCATGGAATCGGTTTTTCAAGCGTTTGAGATAGGAACGTCCATCACAATCACTGATGACATACACGTGCTGATCGCGGAGGTTTTCCCATTCGGCACGGTCCAATAAGCGCACCACGACATAAGAACTGTCTAATATGGTAGGTGCCATACTGTCCCCTTTTACCCTGATACAATAATATTGTGCATGACGATGTAGCATAGATGCTGGCAATTTTATCCCGTCCACTACCTCTATATAATTCGGATTAGGGAAACCGGCAGTGCCAGCTGCTACGGATATTTCCACTATGGGGATAGTAACAGTATTATCTTTCGTGGAAGAGATTAACTCCACAGATGGAGCAGTTTTCTCCATAACGGACGGTGTTTCTTCGGTACGGAGCATAGAACCTTCACCGGTGAGGAGCCATTCCGCATTAACATTTTCGCATTTTGCGAATAACAATTCGCTATCATATGTATTACGGGATATCCATGTGCTAACACCTTGAGGTGTAATACCTAATCGTTTAGCAAACTGTGATTTATTACCATTATCATAATACTCAATCAATTGTTCGAGCATCTTCTTTTTATCCATATTCAAAAATTTGCAATAAACATTCTGCGAAATATTTCACAGAATGTTTGGTTTGTATTCGCAAAGTGTTTATATTTGCAGCATCTTAATGAATTAAGTTAGCCCTCAAAGATAGAAATAACAACTCATAAATCAAAGAATATGGCAAAAAAAGAAAGGTACATCAAGCTGGACAAAGACAAGGTAAAGGAGATTGCGGACATCAAAGGAGTGTCTACAGTAACCGTGTATGCTGCATTAAAGTTTCAAACAGACAGCGCACTGGCAATGCTTGTCCGCGCATGGGCTTTGAATCATGGCGGAAAGCTGTTTGAAGAAGCGGAGAATCCCTATCAGAATGTAGTAACCCTATAAACAGAGTAATTATGGACAAGATTGAAGAAGCTTTCAAAAACTTAGGAAGAACAGAGAAAGCGAGATTCATTTCGCAGAACATCGAGTATGCAAATGCGGTTGCAGTATCCCATTATGTAAAAGGTTATCTTTTCGATGTCCTTCAAGATGTGGGCGATGATAACTATGTAGCAATGTATCTTAGAAATAAAGGATACAAAGTAACCAAAAAGCCAACCATTTAAAACATAAATATATGAGAACATTCAGAATCATTCAAGGAATAGCAGCAAGTGTTGGAATGTTGATGGCAGTATCATTAGCCGACGGTATGGATGCGACAGGAAAAGAGATAGATGCCAGTGTGGTGCTACTTGTACTGTCCGGTGTCATACTGTTCGAGGTGTTAACGAATAAGGATAAAAAGGAGGCTGTAAAATGAAAGTGAAAGTTACGTGGATAAACAATAATCCATTCGTTTACAACCAGCAGGATATGAAACGTTGCTCAGAGACTGAAATTCCTGAAAATATGGATTACAAAAACATCGAAGAGTTTGCAAAAGAAGCGGCTCCACTGGGATTCCACTTGAAGAGCATAGATGTAGCCGGAAAGGTATATCAATACGATTACAATGGCAATAAAGTGCAATAGAACGGAGTAAGCAAAGAACCTTTCCGAAGTATTCAGGACAACAAAGCTTTCATCATAATAGATATTCTTGAAACCATGTGTTTTTGATAGGTGGTACTCCATCAAGAGGTAAGAAGATGGAAAAGGTGGCTTTCACCCCGGTTCGATGCCGGGGCTTGCACAAAAAAAAGATAAAGAAACAAAGGACTATGGAAATGTACGGAAACGTAAAGTGTGTTACCCACTCCGAACTGGTGGACGGTGGCGTGATAACCCAGGCGCAATACATCAATTATTCAAAGCGCAGGCAGTTCGTATTCCACCAACGCGGAGGAAACGGACGGATAGCGCTGATAGACTACAACTCGCTGCCTGCCCCCGTACGTCAAAGGTACAACGAAATCCATCCCGATGCCGAAATCCAATTAAAGAATCAGCTTATGAGCAATATCCTACGAACAGACAGCAAAGCAACAGACTTCTACCGCTGCCACACACTGCCCGACGGAAGTGGCCTTACAGACAGGAAACAGGCGGAATATATACTGAATGCCCAGGTACTGAATGAAATGGTACGCGTGGAAGCGGAAGCAAGGGACACGCAAGGCAAGCTGGGGCACAGCCGTCCCAAGGTGGCATGGGAACTAGCGGAAGGCACCTGCGAGAAACTACGTCAACTCTATGGACACACCCTGCCCAAGAGCAGCCGCCTGCGCGAGAAGTTCAATGCCTATAAAAGATATGGCTACATTGTGCTGGTCAGCCAGAAGGTTCCGCTCGTAAGATAGGACCGCGCGAAGCACGCCTGATAATGAAACTGAGACGCAGCCGTGTGCCCGTTTATACGGAAGCCCAGATATTTGAAGAATTCAACCGTCTGGCAGAAGAGAGCCAATGGAAGAAAAACAAGACCCAGGCGTTAAAGCCCATCAAGTCACCTAACACCCTGCGCAATTACCTCTATGCCCCCGAAGTGATGCCCCTGTGGTATGCAGCCGTATTCGGAATGCAGGCATGGAAAGGAAAATACACTTCCCTGCTGAAAACGGAAATGCCCACCATGCGCGACTCACTGTGGTACAGTGACGGTACGAAACTCAACTTGTACTATAAGAACAAGGACGGAAAGATATGCACCACTTCCGTATACGAAGTGATGGATGCCTACAGCGAAATGTTTCTAGGCTACGACATCGCCCCGAACGAGAATTTCGACAGCCAGTACCGTGCTTTTCGCATGGCGGTGGAGGTGGCAGGTGTCCGCCCCTACGAGATAGTGAACGATAACCAGGGCGGCCACAGAAAAGCCGCCGCACAGGGGTTCTTCGACAAGATAGCCGTGCTGCGCAAACCCACGATGCCCTACAACGGCAACAGCAAGACCATCGAATCAGCCTTCGGTCGTTTCCAGTCGCAGATATTGCACAAGATATGGCACTTCACGGGACAGAACATCACCACCGTAAAGAAAAGCAGCCATCCCAACATGGAGTTCATCGAACAGAATGCCTACGCCCTTCCCACACTGGAGGAAGTGAAACAGATATACAAGGAATGCCGCGAGCAGTGGAACAATGCCCCGCATCCCGCCACAGGCATCGCACGCATCGAGATGTACCGCATGAGCGAAAATCCCGAAACGCAGCCTGTCACCGCCATGGACCTGATACAGATGTTCTGGCTGAAAAAGCCTGAGACTGTGACTTACACAAACAAGGGATTGGCTTTCGACCTCAACAAGGAGTCCTATGAATACGATATATATGGCAAAAACGGGCTTCGTAATGAAGCATGGGCGTTACACAATACCGGACGAAAATTCCGTATCTTCTATGATCCTATGGATATGACCCACATCGAACTGTGGGAAGTGCTGGCCAACAATGAGTTGAGATACAGTACCGATGCTACTCCGAAGGTATCCATCTGCCGAGGCACACAGGAACGTACGGAGGAACAGACTAGCTACATGCGTCGCGCCATCGAACAGAGTAAAGAGACTATGGGATTGCTACAGATTGCCACTGAAGAATTTGATTTGGACGAAAAAATAGCTGCCGAACTGTTCGGGCTTTCTACTCCCCAGCCCAAAAACGTAAGCAAGGAGAAGATGGAACAGATACGGAAGGACTACGAGAAAGGCAGGCGCAAAGCCCCCATCTCCCTGCCCGAGAAACTGGAGCAGGAAGAAGACGAGGACGGAATGGAACTGGTCTACTCCACCCTGGGCGGACAGACCAAGGAACTTTCCAATCTCACCTTCGATGATGTGAAAGGATACGAAATGATGTAACCTCCCTTCATTGAAGACCAGTTGAACGACATTAAATAACCATTAAAATAAGATTCAAACAAAATGAAAGAACTATCACTGCAAGACAAGGATACCATCCGCGACGCGCTGAACGCCTACTGCGACAACTATACCTCACGTAACCGTGCCAGCGAATCCCTCAGCGGAGTATCCGCCGCAACCATCTCCACCATCCTGAACAGCAAGTACGCCAGCATCAGCGATGACATGTTCGTGCGTATCGCCACCCAGATAGGCTACAGCTTCGAACGCTGGATGCTGACCGAGAGTACCGCCTTCAAGGAAATCAACTTCGTCCTGGCCGATGCACAGATGTACAAAAACGTCACGTGGGTGGTGGGCGATGCCGGATGCGGAAAGACCACCGCCGCCATAGACTACCGCAAGAATCACCGCAACGTGTTCTACATACTCTGTTCGGAAGATATGAAGAAAAGCGACTTCGTGCGCGAAATAGCCAGACAGGTGGGCGCACCCACCGACGGCACCAACCTGCGCGAGATGCTGGAATACGCCATCGGCATGATTGCCTTTCTCAACAATCCCCTGATCATCTTCGATGAGGGCGACAAGCTAACGGACAGTGTTTTCAATTACTTCATCAGTATCTACAACCGTCTGGAAGGTCACAGCGGCATCGTGTTCCTCAGCACCGACTTCATCAAACGCCGCATGGCGGGCGGCCTCCGTTACAACAAAAAAGGGTACAAAGAGATAAACAGCCGCATCGGACGCCGTTTCTTTGAAGTGCACGCCACCACGCAGAACGACATCTACACCATCTGTCAGGCCAACGGGCTAACCGCCGACCCCGAAATAAAGAAAGTGCTGAAAGACGCGGAAGCCAGCGAGAACGATCTCCGCCGCGTCAAGAAAATGGTGCACGCACAGAAACGCATCATCGAAAGCCGCAACAGGAAAGGAGATGCGGAATGATGGCGGAGCAGGTGAAGAAGAAAGAACGCCGCACCCCCCAGCCGGAACAGCGCACCTTCGAGCGCAACGCCAAAGGGGTGCGTGAGATGATGAGTATCAAGTACGACACCTTCGACTTTGACGGCGACTGGTATCAGGCGTTCGGCCGTCCTGAGAAGCGCGGTGTGTGGCTTATTTGGGGACAGAGCGGCAACGGAAAGACCTCTTTTGTGATGCAGCTCTGCAAATACCTGTGCCGTTTCGGGCGCGTGGCCTATAACAGCCTGGAGGAAGGCGCAAGCCTCACCATGCAGAACTCGCTGAAACGCTTCAACATGATGGAGGTGAACCGCCGTTTCCTGCTGATAGACGCCGAAAGCATGGAGCAGCTGGATATCCGTCTGCACCGTCAGAAAAGTCCCGACTTTGTGGTGATAGACAGCTTTCAGTACACCATGATGAGTTTCAAGCAGTATGTAGAGTTCAAAGAGCACAACAAAAACAAACTGCTCATCTTCATCAGCCACGCCGACGGCAAACTGCCTGCCGGACGTGCCGCCCGCAGCGTGATGTACAATGCCGACATGAAAGTGTATATCGAAAGCTACCGTGCATTCAGCCGCGGACGTTACATCGGACCGAGGGGATATTTCGACATCTGGCCGGAAGGGGCGCGGAAATGCTGGCCTGTTGAAGAGTAATAACATTCAAAAAGTCATAACAATGAAGACAACAGCAAACAAATCCGTATCGCCACCGCAGCTCAAAGCCCTGCACGCCAGTTTCCATAAGATGGGATACGATGACGACGACCGTCACGACTTCATCGCCCGGTTCACCGACGGACGTACCGACAGGACCAAGGAGCTGACCTTCGACGAAGCGCGCCGTATGCTTTCCGCACTGAACGGCGACCGGCCGAAAGACATGCAGAGGATACAAGCCGAAGCGAAAGCCCTGTGCCGCAGCATCTACTCCCTGTCGCTCCGCATCTCCTTCCTGAACAAGGATTACGCCACCGACAACGAGGCCGATTTTGAAATGAACAAGGCCAAGATCAACCTCTTCTGCCGCACACACACCAAGTTCCGCAAGCCCCTCACGCAAATGACCCTGCCCGAGCTGAAGAAAGTGAAGAAGCAGCTGGAAGCCATCGCACGAAAAGAAAACCAATAACCCGTAGGGGCGGCCCCGCGTGTCCGCCCGAACACACAAAGAAAAGAAATGAGAACAAGACAAGAAATCCAAACAGCCCTCCACCTGCTGGACCAGTACGGAGGCGAACACAAGGATGCGCAGACCGACGTATTGCACAACCGCATGACCGAATCACAGGTGTTCGACACCTACGTATCAACCGCTCCCGGAGACGAAAGAAACGAAGCCCGCTTTTTCGCCGCACGCGATGCCGCACAATACGTATCCGGCCGACTCACGCTGGAAGAACTGATTCCCGACTTGCCGGACGGTGTATGGGAAAACCTGATGCGCCAAAAGGAAGAATACGAGGCGGAAGAAACCACCGCAACGGTGTCGCTGAAAGACTACCGCAATCTGTTGAAGCGGGTGGAACGACTGGAGCGTCGCCTGGGGCTTCGTGCCGAAATCAACAAGGCCACTCGCAAGGATGCCTCCGAAGCCCCCTCCGACCTCATCAGCCAGGCCGAAGCATGCCGCCTGCTGGGATGCGGCAAAAGCACCATCAAGCGATGGGCGGACAAAGGACTGGTAACAGGGTACTTGAAGGGGAAAAGAGTGTGCTACAGCAAGCACGATCTGATGCACAGCGAAGTGGTGAAAGAATACAAACTATCAAAATCCGAAAACGCATGAACGAAGTAATCGAACAACTCAAGGAAGCCATCCGCCGCAAGGTGGAACGATTCACCAACCTCGACCAGATTCAGATATACAATGAACTGGTGGAATTTCTGGACGAAGAGATACGCATCAGCATGCAGCAGGAATACAACATCAGCGGCTGGGACGATGAATAGGAAAAGCTACAGAAGCCAGGAGACGTGTCAAAACCGAATCCGGCTATCATTTTGCTGTAGGGGCGACGTTCGGTCGCCCGAAAACGGTTCGTCCTGTGCATTCGGGCAGGCAGACCCTGCCCCTACAGTTGACTACTTGACAACTAGTAACTACTAATAACTACTTAACCACTAATTAAAAACAAGATTATGGCAACAAAAAGAGTAAAGAAAACAGTCATTACAGGCGTCACTCGCGAAGCCGCCGAACAAGCCTTTGCCGACTATGCAGCCGCCGACGCCAAGGTGCAGGGCATCACCGCCCGCATGGACCAGGAAATGACCCGCATCCGCGAGAAGTATGCCGACCAGCTGGCGGAGCTGGGCGACACCAAGGAACGCAACTTCGAGATTATCCAGACCTACGCCACGGAGAACAAGGAGGAGCTGTTCAGCAAGAAAAAGAGTATGGAATCCGCCCACGGCGTGTTCGGATTTCGCACCGGCACTCCCAAGCTGAAGAACCTGAAAGGTTTTACCTGGGCGGCTGTGACCAACCTGTGCAAGGAGCTGCTCCCCGGCTACATCCGCACCACCGAAGAACTGGCCAAAGACAAGCTGCTGGCCGACCGCGCCATCGAGGAGGTGGCAGCCATCTTCCCCAAGATAGGCGTGCAGGTAGTACAGGACGAGACTTTCTACCTAGAACCCAAGAAGGAAAATGAACAGCCGGCCCCTGCCACCGCATCCTAAGTACACCATCAGCCGCCACTACCGCCGCTTCCGCATCATCCGGTGGCGGCAGGTGGCGGAGCACTGGGAGGGTTCCGAGGTGGGTGAGTTCGCCGATTTCGAAACGGCACGCCGCGCCCTCTACGACCTGAACGGATGGAAGTATCAACCCAAAACAGAAAACCCAAATGGCACAACTCACATTTAAATGCAACATCGCAAAGGAGAAGCGCCCCAAGTGGGTAAGAACCATAATTTCCGGACTGCATAACATTTGGGGAAAGGAATTGAAAGGTGACGAATCTGAATTCAACACTATAAAGCCGGGTATAGACCGCTTGATTTACCATATGAAAACGGCAGGTATCATTAGAAGAACCAACAGGGTACATACTGATTTAGTATATGACAACAACACATCCGTTCTGTTTGTGAAGCAGAATGAAACTGTAATAATTTCAATCTATATCGAATAATGGACAAACAGACCATCATAGACAAAATAAAGAAACTGATAGCCCTGCGCGACGGTGCGCAGGCCATCGGTTCCGAAGGTGAAGCCAATGCCGCCGCAGCCGCTATCCAGCGACTGTTGACCCAATATAATCTGGAAATGGCAGAAGTGTACCAGTCAGCAGCTACCAGTGAAAAAGAAGAAAGCCCCATCGGTCGCAGCAACGGTCTGAACACCGCCGACCCTTACCGTTGCGGCTGGAAACAAGACCTGCTGAACGTGCTCTGCAAGCACTATTACAGCAAAGGTTTCATGGTGAAAGGCACCTGCACGATGTGCGTTTACGGCACGGACGTGAACCGCATGGCAGTGGAATACGCCTTCAACTTCCTCACCACCGTATTCTCCGGTCTGATGCCGCGCCGTTACAAAGAGCACTTTGCCGGATGCCGCGTCCTTCCGCGACAGCGTGATCTGTGGGCGGCATCCTATCTGCTGGGCTGCGTGTCTGGAGTACATGACAAACTGGAAAAAGAGAAAGCGGCGGAAGAAACCTGCACCGCTCTCACCGTCTGTCATCAAACGATGATTGAACACTATTTGAAAGACCAGGGCCAGAAGGCCGGACAATGGAAATCCGGTGCCCGCCGCATGTTGGACGAAAACGCATACTCCATCGGCGAAAAGGATGGACGCAAACAACGGATTGCGAAAGCACTTAAATAACAACATTTTATTAACTCACTAAAAACAAAAAGATTATGGCAATGCACACATGGTTTGAATGCAAAGTACGCTACGAGAAGGTAGCCGAGAATGGAATGAACAAAAAAGTGACCGAACCCTACCTGGTGGATGCCCTCAGCTTCACCGAAGCCGAAGCACGTATCATCGAAGAAATGACCCCGTTCATCAGCGGCGAATTCACCGTATCGGATGTGAAACGCGCCAATTTCAGCGAGTTGTTCCCCAGTAACGAGGATGCCACCGACCGCTGGTTCAAGTTCAAGCTTTACTATATCACGTTGGATGAAAAGAACGGTGCCGAAAAACGTGTCGCCACCAACATATTGGTACAGGCCGCTGACCTCCGCGACTCCATCGTAAAGATGGACGAAGGAATGAAAGGCACCATGGCGGACTACGTGATAGCTTCTGTAACCGAGACACCCATCATGGACGTATATTACTACGAAGCCGGACCGGATGTTCCCAAACCCGAATTTTCCGACACAGACTCCGGGAACGATGAAAAGTGACAAGAAGTACAAGCACCCTAAAGTAGCCTTGTGCCGCCACTGCGGCGGCACAGGCTTCCTCACTAGGCTGGATGAACGGGGAGAAAACGAGATCACCGAAACCTGTCCCGACTGCCGGGGAAGCGGACGCGTCGTGGTGAGTACGGTGATAGACGTGGTGATACTCCCCTATATTCCTGAAGACAAAACAAAGGTGTCATGGAAGGAATAAGTCTCGACATCTTCGGTCCCCAACGCCTGGCGGTACAGCTGGATGAAGCGCGGTGCGTGGAGTTCCTCTCCTACTGGGTACGCTATGACCGCCCGACACCCATCACTTTTCAAGAAGCAAATACCCCCGGACTGGTGGCGGTGACCTTCACCGTTGATCCCAAAGACTACAAGGCCATGGAATTCATGGAGCGGACGGTGAGCAAAACGGGTGGGCGGATTTGGAATATCACGAAAAAGTAAGAAACAGAACCATTCCAAGATCGTTATCGGAATGGTTCATAACAATTTAGATATGAGCAAATATCAAACAGAAGCCGGAATAGAATGCACACCGGAAGAATGCAAGCTTATTGATGGTTTAAAACGTCTTGCAAAGAAATGGAAAAAGGACGGAAAGCGGTTATGGCTTTACAGTGCAAGCGGA